CACTATCAATACATTGAATAATCATATCAAATGTTTGTTCAGTAGTTGTTTTTTCAGAACCAATACTTTCAATGTTAATAACATTTTCATACATTGGCCATTGCATGTTTAGTATAATGTTATTTCCAAGATCTAATTTATTATTAACTTTTTTAATCTCTACTTTAATGTCATCTAACTTTACGCTGATTTCATTTACATGTTCACAGTCTTTACACTTTAAACCAACTTTAGCTGACTCACCTACTGACTTAGCTCTGATTTGTGTAAACAGATATTCAACATCAAATACAGTTAACTTGCTTCTTTTTATAGGTCCATCTACACAAGCTTCAATAGTATCGACAACAGCATTCAGCATTTGCCGTTGATCTTGCGACTCCATAGCCATCATTAAAACCTTTTCTTCCTTTACGAGATAAGGTCTAAACTTCACTTTGTGTTGTGAAGATGGGATAATAACTTCATACTTTGGTTTATCATTTAATTTAGGTAGTGCCATTCAATTCATCCTTATATAATACGTGTCAGCAAATAATCTAAAACTTCCTCTGAAGTGTCTGGTATATCAAATAGTGTACTTATACTAGCGTCAAAATTAATATCTAAGAAGCTGCCACCAGGCTTAATAGGTTTTTCAAAATTAGATTTCCAGTTAGTAAACCCTATTGATACATTTAATTCAGCCAATTGATCTAAATCATTTGAAAGTCTAATATCATTCATGGTAACTGGAAATGCATCATATAGCTCAACTTCGTAAATGATATCATCAACTCTAGCATCAGTACTTTTCTTTAACTGTTGTATTTTTACAGTTTTTGCATATTCTTTTTTATAACCAATTTCAAAACTGGTTTGATTTACTGCTTTACTTTGCCAATATTCAAAATATTTTTTAATGCCATAATCGTTCAAAAGTGTAAATGTCATACTCACTTCTTGGTACAAATGGCCATAAGCTACTTTTCTATTTTGTATGCCTATATTTTTTTCACGAGTAATAATTTGTCTACCGGGTAATACAACATCACGACATAATAAATTTATTTCTTCCTTTGTAACCCCTGCAAAAGATGGTAGTTCTACTCTAAATATATTAGATCTAGCTACTCCACCTTTTTTAGAAACTAAACTTTTAAAATCATCAACCCCTAGCATTAGATCATTCTCCTAGAATCGCTATAAACAGTGCTTTTACTTGATTTTTGAAAGTCTGCTGTGGGCAGGAATGTAGCGATTTCCCATTCTGGTGCCGGCACTCTAGCAAATCTACTTCTGACATGGTCATTCAAGTAATGTTTAATACAAGGCTTGAAGTATCTCATTCTAGCCGCTCTTTGTAATAAATTGTACGAGAGTCTAAATCTTGTAGTCTCATCATACCTATTGTTGTTTGTGTACTCTAATAACGAATCTAAAAACTTAGCTCTAAGTATTGGTGGTAGGTAGTGTAGATTTAGACCAAGGAATCCACCTTCAGCTGGTTTAATAACAATCACTAATGGAAAACTATCGTAATATGGAAGTTCCTTTTTACCTTTAGGATCATAGAAGAACATGTACATAGAACCTACAATCTCACGATTTGTAAGTTCAACAGGCTCTTCTCTCATTAGTGCATTTCTATTAATACGTCGCATATTCTGGACACGACGACGAAACCACTCGCGAGACTCACGTGTTCTCGGAGTGATACCTGCCTTAAATGCTTCTAGTTCTAGTTTGTTAAATAGATTACTCATAGCACTATTTATAACTATTCGAAGGAATATCCAAACTCTTTAATATCGTCCTTATAGTGTTGAGCTACATCATCAATCCAACGTGGATTTGTATAGTATTTACGATAGTCTTTATGCTTTGATTGATTAGCAGGAAATAGTGGTTTATAGCAATTGTACATATCCTGAATCTTTAGAAAGTCTTTATCAAGATTTTCAAAACGTAAGATATAATCTACATTATCATAATAAGTCGTTTGCTGTTTATGCACACAACCCCACTTACCGTGTTCCCATTCTCTATTAGCAAACTCTTCCCATGAGGTTTTAAGTGGATCAATTCCATATTGCCCACCACTTGTTTGATTCCTACGCACATAATAATGATATGCACTCACAACTCTTGCCCATGGATTTCTTACTACACAAAAAGTAAATCCCATATCCATTTGCCGCTGGTCTGCATCCATCCACTTTTTAATTCTTTTTTGATGTGCATGCTTCCCACCATGCTGTTGTTTAAAAAGATATGATCCATGAACGTTATGTGTTAGCCACTGACTAATAGCAACACCGGCATTTTTAGGGATATGAATGAATGTACCTGTAGGTTTTGTAGTAATCACTGTCATTTTTTAGTTTTCTTCTTATAAGGTTTAAGTGGTTTCAATGGTTTAATCTGTTTTGGATTTATACCCATTTTTTCAAGATGTTTTTCTGTCCATATAACAAAGTCCCATCCTCTATCTTTAGCATAATTTTCAGCTGCTTGCCATTTGTTTTGATTTTTGACATAAGTCATAGCCTCACTAATATAGCGCTTAGATTTATCAGGCCGTTTTGGAGGTTTAGTTTCTTTTTCAGGTTTAATCTCTACAAGAACAGTTCTACCATCCTTGTATGTAATCTTGAGATCCATAAAATATCTATGATACCTTTTATCTATATCCCAGAAATATGGTATGACTACTTCTTCAGACGACCAGTGCTTGACATGCGGATTTTCATCACACCATTTGAATGCATTTCGTTCCCACATTGATCTATAAACTACATTATCAACATCACCTTTATACTTAGTACGATGTTTGACTTTGTATTTCCCAGAATAAGCCATAAATACCTTATAAATAATCTTAAGATTTTTCTATATTTATTAGGATAAAACATGGTAGACTTTTCATTAGAAGTTGGTTCTCAAAGATGGCGTAAGACTATAGGTCCGCAAATTTATAGATTCCCTATAAACAATCAAGATGATTATAAGGGAACTATAACATTTACAGTTTTAGAAACAGATTATGAGTCTTCAGCAAAAAGTGTTGCTAGAACATTAAGAAATGTAAGTGGAACTGATTTTGGCTTGAGCCCAGAAGAAGCTCTTATGGAACAACCCGTTGCACCAAGACAATTTAATACTCAACGTGCTGATGTAGTTAAACCTAGAAAAACTGATAAAAAAGTCACTTTATATTTGCCGACATCAATTGTCTACATTGATAATGTAGATTATAGCAATACGACTGAATTGGGAGTTGTTGGAGCAGCAACAGCAGCAGCATTACGCGGCGGATCAAATTATTTAGGAGCAGCCGCCTCAGCGCTATCAAATGTTGCAGGAAACTTTACATCTTTATATGACGCCGCGACTGCTGGAATACAAAGTGAAACTGCGAATTTAGCTATGTTAAGAACTGTAGGAAGAGTCAGTGCTCCCATTAGAGCAGCAGTTGAAACAACTGCTGGATTAACATTAAATCCAAATAAACGATCTACTCTTCGCGGTGTAGCTATCAGATCTTTTAATTTTACATTTAAACTAATACCTGAATCTAGAAGAGAAGCTAGAGAAATAGAATATATTATTGAATTATTTAGAAAAGAATTATATCCTGAAGATATTATAGAGGGTGGCTTACCAGTAGGATATAGATACCCCAATAAGTTTGCAATTGAAATGTTTTATGATCGTAAACGTGTTGCGACAAAAATACTACCGTGTTTCTTGCAAAACTTTACAACAAATTATAATCCTAATAGCATGTCAATGCACCATGATGGTAAGTTTCCTGAAATTGATATACAAATGTCATTTACCGAGGATCGCACGTTGAGAAAGCAAGACATTGAGAAAGGATATTAATAATGACCTTTTTTACGAATTTTCCTTTAGTAAGTTATAAATTTGGTAATGAAATAAATCCAGCTGTATTTCAAAATCTTACAGTTTATGCGGACTTAGTAGACCAAATTTCAAATGATGCAAGCTTTTATGAAAAATATACTATCATAGATGGTGAAAGACCTGATACTTTATCTCAAAAACTATATGGTACTACAGATTTTTATTGGACCTTTTATCTTTTGAATGAAAAAATTAGAAGACAGGGTTGGCCTTTAACATATCAAGAAGTGTATAGTAAGGCACCGTTATATTACCCGCATCAGGTTATAACAACAGAAGACGCCATACATGATAGGATGTATAAAGGTGATGTAGTTTATCAAGGTTCAGTAACTAATCCAACTGCTATTGGATTAATCCAAGAAAAGAATTTAGATCTTGGACAGCTAGTTATCAAACCAATACTAGAGGTAAGAAGCATTACAGTTACGGATGGTGGGGCTGGTTATACACAGGTTCCTAATGTTACAGTATTTGATGAGCATGGTACAAAACATGAGGAAAACATAATAGCAGCAGTTGCTATTGCTGTAGTAACTTCTGGTGCAATATCTAGTATTACAGTTTCAAGTGGAGGTAGTGGGTATACGCATGCTCCAACAGTTAGAGTAGATGATCCACTAGTTGTCGACTTTGAACAAGTTGCAACTGACATTGATTTTATTGTTTCAAAAGTTTTTGAAAGGCCAAGATGGTATCGTGCAGCTAGTATTACTTTTCCATCAGACATTACTGATCTAGTTGATTCTGATGGACTTAGCCCATCATTTAAGTCTACTGCTTATTACACGCTCTTGACTGAAACATACGAAGGATATCAAAGGGGTGATGTGACAAAGACTGGTCAAATAGATACTAGTGATGCAGCAGCTATCAGAGCATATTATGCTGATCCTGATACTTATGCAGCAGCCAATCCCTCTATTGCAGCGCGTATTAGAAATGGTTTAAGACAACCTATTTTGAATAATAATTCCTTATATCCACTATATGTTCCGGAAGGAGCCACAGCTACAAGAGCTACAGCAACTGCAAATCTATCTAGCTCTACTTTTTCTACAGGACAATTGATTTCTGCTGATGGTGTTACTGATTGGAGAAATATCAATATTACAAATCAAAAGTCTATTACTGTTACAGCTACAGCGAATCAATATGATGCTACTCATCATTATGAAAATGCTTCAGGTGCATGGGTTGATATTGATCCATTTAATCAGACTAGTGCATCCGCTTACACGCCTATTACATACCGTGAAAGATTAGAAAGTCAAAACGAATCACTGAAAGAAATTAATATACTAAAACCTGATGT